GCATGAAGTGCTTGTGTTCCTACCGCAGTATTATTGCTTGCAGTGGTGTTCGCGTGTAATGCTCCCGCACCCACTGCTACGTTGCTTGACCCAGTAGTGATGTCATTCAGAGCATGACCAGAACCAGCGAAACCACCAATAGATGTGTTTGATGTGCCACTGGTCAGGTTATACATATTATTTTGACCGACACCCACATTGTAACTGCCGGTGATGGTCGCACCTGCCGCAGAGTTACCGCCAATGAATATGTTTTGACTTCCAGTAGAGATGCCCTTACCAGCCCTGTAGCCCATAGCCACGTTGTAATCATCGCCGCTATCTGTGACGTTGTATGCTGAAAGTGCCTCAAAACCAACGGCGGTGTTGCTTCCCCCAGTGGTGTTTGCGGTCAGAGCATAATAACCAACCCCTACGTTGCTACCTCCGCTAGTCGTGTTGTACATCGCATTTTGGCCGATAGCGATATTGTTACTAGCTGTATTGGCTGTGCCACTAGCACCCGCATTACCACCAACAAAGATGTTGTAGTTTCCTGTGGTCATAGCCGCACCAGCACCAAAGCCAAGACCAGTGTTGTATGTACCCGTAGTAAGTGAATCTAATGAATTGTGACCGAAAGCCGCATTGTTGGAACCCGTTGTGGCAACGGATAGAGCGGAAACACCAAAGGCATCGCTGTATCCGCCCGTTGTATTAGAGCCTAAAGCATTGCGACCAACCGCTGTATTGTTTGGCCCAGTGGTGTTCGCATCTAATGCGTTTGCTCCTACGGCTGTTCCGTTGGTGGCAGTGGTATTTGCGTTCAAGGCAGATGTACCAACAGCGGTGTTGTTACTTGCGGTTGTATTGTTCCGTAACGCTCCTGCACCTACAGCAACACTGTTGCTCCCCGTGGTGTTTGCTTTCAAAGCATTTTTACCTAAAGCGGCATGTTGCTCACCCGTGGTGTTTGTGTCTAAACATTCAGCACCCACTGCCGTATTAGACGCACCAGTAGTGTTTGATACAAGAGCGTCTGTACCTACTGCCGTGTTGTTTGATGCTGTAGTATTCGCGTAAAGGGCTAACTTACCGACTGCCGTGTTGTTGCTACCTGTCGTAGTTATAGCTAATGCTTCTCGACCAATGCCTGTATTAGATGCCCCTGACGTATTTGCGGTTAAGGCGGCGTGTCCTACAGCAGTGTTATGAGAACCAGAAAGTGAACCGTCATCAAGTGCCGTGTCGCCTAACGCCACATTGTTTGTGCCTGTTGGGTAGTTGCCATCTAGCTTGATGGTGCCACCGTCTGTAGAAAAGTTACCAGCATTGGTGATACCATCTGTCGTGGCTGCGCCGTCAATGTCTATAGTGCCAGTGACAGTCAGATTACCGCCTACACTGAAGTCGCTGTTCACGTTACCGCTGAACACACTAAAGACATCGTAGACCACGATCTCGACAACATCATTTGCAGTCAGAGCTGACAGACCTGCGATAGTGTTCGCTGTGCTTGTGTTGTAGTCCGTACCAGCTACTAGGGTCACACCATTCAGGTTTACGTCAACATAGTTGCCGTCAGTGAATGTCAGGGTGCCACCTGTCAGCGCACCACTAACGGATGTCTCACCGCCTGATGCAGTGAAGTAGTAACGATTTCTAACACCCTGTGATGGTGATCTACCCAAGTACGCCATACTAGGCTACCTCTTCTTCGTCCTTGCTCTGAACTGATTCAATCAGCTTGTCAGTAAAAACATTCTGTGCAGCCTGGACCTGATCCAAATCAAATCGAATGTTCGCCGCTTTGTTTTGGCAAGACCGGATTTGCATAATGAGGTAGTTCTGCTCCTCATTAAGATCCTCTGTCTTGTATTCCTTGCCGTTGATCGTAACTACGTTATCGCTCATCTTACCACCCTGATGGAGTTCCTGTTAAAATAGAGGGACTGGCTTTTTCTGTAATGTCGGCATCTAATGTTGCTTTGACTTCATCTTCCGTCTGCCCCATGTCAGCCAAAACTTTGGCTTTGCACCAGTCCTTGGTTAGATCATTATATGCCACAAACTCTGCACCGTCTTCCATCTCTACGCCAGTAGTGCCGTATTTAGTCGCGGAAATGGCGTTGCCGTCAGCGTCTGTTTCGCTGTCGGAGGTCGCTATTACACGCCAGTGAATTGTTTTTACAACGTCAGAGTTGTCCCCTTCAGTTGCTACACGGTCAAGTTGTGGGTATGACCACGTGTATGTGTTTGCCATTTTCTACTCCTGTTAGCTGGCTTTTAATTCAGCAATCTCTGCTGCTAGTTCATCAATCTTGCGGTGAGCATCCTGCAACGCTGACACCAGAATTGGTGTGATGCGCCCGTAATCCATACTCATCATGTCATCATCGCCAGTGGACACGGCCTCTGGTATAACCTCTCGAATTTCTTGTGCAATGAAGCCCATAGACCGTGGGCCGTCAGGGTCTGACTTCCAGTTATAGCTGACAGGGTTCATCTGCATCAGCTTGTCTGTGGCTTGCAGTGGTTCGATGTCTTGCTTGAGGCGAATGTCTGAGGTGGTGGCAAATGTCGTACCAGCACTGGCAACTTGAATACTACCTTTAACAGTACCATTGAAAAAGAATTGAGCGCATGACCCTTCACTTGTTTTACGATTTAAACTTAATGCTGAATTACCGTCATTAGTTACACTTAAATTCCCACCGCCTGTTGCTGAACCTGCGAGTGATATGCCGTTGTTTGAAATGCTGTCAGCGGTTTTTCCAATAAGTAAGACCCCCGCCGAGCTTAACCTAGCCCGCTCACTTACATCATTCCCAAAAGACGCTGTATAAAAACGTATCTCTCCACTGTCACTGTTGTTCTGAATGTTGATTTGTGCAAATCTCTCTGAGCCAGAACGTCCAGTGCGGCGGCCTTCAATAATGCCATTTCTACCTGTGTTGGCAGTATTGAAAACTAGATTAGTGTGTTCGTCAGCAGTAGTTTCAACAGCTAATACTTTGCCACCACTTGCTGATGTTGGTGACGCAGTGCCAATTCCGACATTACCGCCCGATGTGATGGTCGCTTTTACGCCGCCGCCAGTCAGCAGTTCCATTGCATTAGAACTATTTGCTCTGATTGCAAGACTTTCTGCGCCGCTGGTATCTTGCATAGCAAAGTAGGCGGCATTTGGCAGAACCAACTTATTCGTCATGCTGCTTACGCCGATTCCGACATTTCCGTTGCTGTCGAGGCGCATACGTTCAGAACCAGCAGTCGAAAATGACATTGAGTCTGTAGCATTGCCGTAAACAATCGTGCCTCTGTAACCAGCCGCACCAGCGCCATCACCAAACAACAGTTGTGCGTTACTGTTGGTTGCCGACATAATTTGAATAGATGGGTTTACACTAGACGAATTGCCTACGGATAAGTTGAAGTCTGGAGCGGAATTTGAAATGCCGACTTTGCCGTCTGATGAAATGTGCATCCTAGTTGCATAGCTACCCGCACTATTAGTCACATTAAAGTTCATAGAGCCGTAACTGTATGTACCGCCCTGCGCCTCGTGTTTAACGTGGATACCAGCCGTGGCGGTCTCTGCTACACCGTTAGTTCCACGGTTAGTAAACTGAACGCTTGAGAGGTTGTTCGCAGTTTGATTGCTATTGTGGATTGCAATGTTAGGACCACTTTGTGATGACGGCTCTTTGTCTATCGTTGTGCCGCTGTCTGATTTTTCGATTTGCAAAAGAGCGTCAGGCGATGAAGTTCCCAGCCCTAGCAATCCCGCCGATGTCAGGCGCATACGTTCAGCACCCGCAGTCTGAAACAACAAAGGGTCACTTGATGTTACAGTTATTACCCCACCACCGTTATTTGAGTACATCAGCATTTCTGTGCCAGCAGTACCCGTGCCAGCACTATCGCTTGTCGCTGTTTTAAATATACCACCGTTGGCTGTACTAGAACCTGCAACTTCTAAAGTTGTGTACCCGCCACCAAAATCTTCTGGTGACGCAGTGCCGATGCCGACATTGTTATTGGTTGAATCAACGACAAGCGTAGTGGTGTCAATAGTGGCATCACCAGTGACAGTCAGACCATCAGCAGTATTAAATCGTTGTACACCAGAGCCGATATAACCCATCAGGTAATCTCCAATATAGAAAGTGTAACATCAGCAGAAGTTGAAGCACTTGACGTAACCTTCAAAACATCTGATGCGTTCATCACAACCTTCTGGTCGCCTCCTACAACAACCAACGATGATCCAACGGGGACCGGAGCATCCTTGATAATGTATACGTTATCGCCGTCATTGTTCTCTAGCTGAACATCAATCTCTATTTGAGATGTCACAATATTAGCTATACTGAGGCCAATAATCGTTGTCTCTGTGGAACTTGGGCATGTGTAAATAGTAGCCGCGCTGGTACCAACTCCCGTGTCTGTTACAAGTTTAAAAGCATTCGCCATAATATCATCCTAACGCAATCGCCATAGCGATGCCCTGTCCTGCGGGATCAAAAAACGTCAGCCCCTGTGTTTGAAGGTTCTCGGTATGGATAGCCTTTTCTGCTGGCAACGTGCAGAAAATTGTCTTGGTTCCAGAACTCCAACTCACAGCGTTGTCACTGTTACTGGACTGCAAGATGGTTGTACGCGCCAATGTAGTGCCGGATGACGTATACGTTCCAACCCCGACCTCAAAGTCAGTGCCGTCTGTGCAGGCGTAAAATGTCGTGTTGTTATTACCTACAGAACCAAAAGTCTCAAAACCAGTGACCGCACCAGCCAATGTATATGTGCCAGTGCCTGTCGTGGTGGTCGTTTCTTTGACCCTATCCGCAAGAACAAGCGCCATTTTACTTCAACTCAACAGTGAAGTTACCCGCGTTAATACGGAAGATATCGCCGCTTTGAATTGTCTTGTTAACATCCAGTGCGCCAACAAACAGGATGTTTCCACTGCTTGCCGCGTCTGCAACAAAGGCATGTGTAATAACATCATCTCCGCCGCCACCAGATGCTGGGAACTCAATATTCGCTGCATTTGTAGCTGTCTGTGCGTCTGTGCTAACAGCAGGAACCGTCCAACCAGAAGCCGCTACCTGCTGCCTCGCGTAGTTGGTAAAATCTGCTTCAGTAACGGAGCCTGTTTCAATACTACTAACTGCGGTAGCTAGACCGATATAGATACTGTTACCGGGAGTCGCAAAACTCTCCGCGTTATTCTTAAACAGAAACTGCAAGATCGCGTGTTCTGTATAATTGGTTGCTGCATTTGACGTTGCCATTTTTTACTCCTCAAGTACGGGGCCGTTCCGGCAAACCCCTGCGATATGCATCGCTGTTTTCTCTGGCTTCTGCCAGATCCTTAATCCTGGTCATTGCTTCCGTAAACTGCTTCTCATACATGGTGAGCATATCCTGCTCACCTTTCATGTAAGTATACGCTTCGACCAAAGAACCGTAAAGCATGGCATTCGGAGCGTTCTCACTGAGCCATGTTGTACCAGAATCAGCCCCGGCTGTTAATGACGTAGGTCTATAATAGTAGTGAAGCTCAACAGCAAAGTTTGCATTCGGTGTTGGCGACACAATGAAGTTGTCAATATCGAAGAAAGCGTAATATTTAGGAACCCCTGTTGTGGATGCGTTGGGGTTGTACTCCTGGATAAAGTTTACATCCTTCTGCAACAAAAACTCTTTGGAGCTACTGTTGGTGATCGACATGGAAAAAGATGCTAGGTAGTCACTAGGCACAGAAAGATACGGGTCATTCTGCGACAAGGCTGACGTGGCATTTTTACGGAAAAGTTCTAGGTCAACAAGTTTGAATATGCGCTGCTCTGTGTTCTTAATGAACGTGGGCAAGTTGGTTACAAACGTAGACTCTGTGTTCTCCGTATAATCCTGTATCGCTGTCTTTAGCTGTGCATAGGTGTAGCTCACTTAAACCTCCAATGTGACTGGTCCGACAGTCGCATTTTCACCACCGCCTCGTGTATTACCGGCTGTCGCGGTTCCTGACGAGGCCGTGAAGGTATAAAGGTTTGAATCCACAACAGTAATCGAGTAACCACTTGCATTCTCCAATACGGCTTCCGTAAAACCGTCAAAAGCTTCAGCTTTGCGGAATCTTACAGTATCTGAGGTGCTACGTCCATGAGAGGGTTCAACCACGGTAATGGTGGTAGAACCTTGGGCACCTGATATAAACGGGCTAGGCCCAAGAAGCCTTGCAACTGCAACCTCGGTCCTTTGATCTGGGCGTGGATCAAACAATGCTTGCGGATCTGGTCCTACCTGTGGTGGCTCAAGCTGTGGGTGCTTCGGCTCATACTCATCTGGCCCCACCTTCAGACCATTCCACTCCGTCTGCATTTCAACAAGCCGGTAGCGAAACCCCGACCTATCGGAGTAGCCCCAAGCATCTTTACCCGAAGCATACCTCGCCATTAATTAACCCTCAGATACTGTATGCTTGGCTGTAGTTTCAGGGCAACTCGGTCTTCGTCCTCGTCTGCGGCACGTTGAAACTCTTCTTCGTACAGGTTCTTTAGAAGCTGCACCCGTTCCGGTGCTTTTTTAAGAGCAGTATAGTACGCAAGGCCTGCGACCATGCAGGGCAAAAACCTAAATGGTGCATCTGTTGTGTTAACCAAAGCATCGACATCTTCAATCCGTTGAACATAGTAATATACCAATGTGTCTGTGGAGTTTTCAGGGGTGGGCCACAGTGTTATCTGAGGCTCTACCTGGCGATTATAGTAATACTGACTTGGGCGTCCCTGTGTTGTCTTGTTTGGTATCGTCAAATACTCACTGCGTGACATTCGGCTTATCTCAAAGTCTGTACCACTACGGCGCACTACTACTTCCAAAAGATCTGTATAGTCCGATGTAAATGTATACGTTGCCGTGCCTTGAGTCAGAGCTTGCGTAGCTTGCTTGACTGTCCACAGGTTTAGCCCACGGTTTGCCCAATCCGCAAACATTAGGTTCATGGACCTACGCGCCGTGCGAGCATCATAGCCAGTGCGAACTTCAAGCCCGCACCGCTCGTATGCTTCTTCAATTATCTCTGCTACGTCGAGATCAAAATCTCGTGAACCTGAAGTTGCCATGTCTTACTTCTTCTTCTTGTGCATGCCGCCGTAACCTTTTTTGATCACGTTACCAGCTTTGTCTAAAACGCCTCTCTTTATCAGAACGTCTTTCTTAGTAACATCGCCGCTTCCATCTGCGTCAGGAAAGTTACCACCACCCATCTTAAAGCGGGTACGGCTCGGTGCTTTACTGTTACGGGTAGGCATATTCATGGCCCCGCCCATAGCTTTACGAGGAGAACAATGTGACATTATTTTTTCCTTCTCTTCAGTGATTTTACGCGACGCGGCTTGCCTGCTGGCTGACCAAGACGCTTTTTCTGGGATATTCTACTACGTTTTTCAGATGCTGTCATTTCGCTAGATGTTTTAGGAGTTTTACTGGAAACTCTCTTAGAGGGGCGACAATATGGAGTACCCCGTTTTTCACCCTTGCGACGCCCACACGGCTTACCCGTGCGGACATCCTTCCACTCTTCCTTAAACCACCTTTTAAGAGACGCACCCTTTTTTGTCTTGCGCACCGCCATTGCTTACTTCCTTGACTTTTTAATCGCATCGAATGTCTCCCGCATAGTGGCAGGCTTCTCATTCTTAGGATCGTACTTGCACTTTATTTCCCGTGGGAAAAACTCGTTCAAGCCTAACCATACGCTGTCAACAGTGTTGTTAGGCCCATGATATATGCATACACGCTGCCCGTCTATAAGCTCACAACCTTTGAGTCGGCAGTCTACATACTCCGGTATGGATGCTGCGTTAGCCGCACTTTTTAGGAACATTACAAAACCCAGTAAAACCCCTGATCCGACACAGGTCACTAGAATCCACGCCACAATCTCAACAAATTTGCGCCTACGTTGCCTCTGGCGATACAATGTTTCCTGACGCTGCTTCCGGATCTGACCTTCCATTTTCACAAGGGAGTCCCATTTAGATTTACCAAGAGTAAGGCCAATCCATAGCTGAAGCTCTCGTCTTTGCTGTTCAGCCTTTTCTTTAGCCGCAAAGGTTTCTATTGCCTCTTGTTCAACAGATTTACCAGCAAACAGCTTTTTAAACAGGGGAGGGTTCTTAGATTCTTTTTCCAGCATGTCCAGGTCACTGAGCGCACCCATCCACCGGGACAAGTCGGAAGCCATCGACTCAATATCACGTCCTACCTGCATACCTTTTTTTATTGCGCCAAAAGCTGCGGAAGCCGCTGCCATCGCTGATACTGGATCCATTAATACACCTCCACGCTTCCTTCCTTGACGTACTTTGGCACACAGTAAGCAGTGACGCGGTCCTTCGGATCTATGTAGTCTTTATAGCCGTAGTTTCCGTACCTCTTTGAAACCTCGGCAGCAAAATAGTTACATTCTGTAACAGATCTAAAATGCATATCTGCACTTGTTAAGCGTCTGTCTTCACCCGTCCCCAGGTACACCATTAAGACAAACACATGTATCATCGCGGTCAATAAATCTTTGTTGTGCGGTACTTGTACGTTCCGCCGGTTGCTTTCTTTTTGCTGTTACCCCAGTTTGCTGCGCCAACTTTTCGGCATTTTGCGACGGCACCGCTTGCATACGCCGACGGGAAGACCTTATAGCGGCGTTTAACTTTGTGATAGCATGCATCCTTCTTGCTCATTTCTGCCTCTTTGGTTTTTTAGCCTTACGAACCTTCTTGAACTTTTTCTTCTGGGGCGGCTTTGATATTTGGCTTTCGAGCGACCCACGCGAGATTCCCATCTTTTTTCCTCTCTATGTAGTCTTCCCACAAAGTAGTGAGCATCTTGTGGTTTTCATCAACCTTGACGCTTATAACAGCCGTGTCTGTCTTTAGCTCAACTACGGACAGAGCTATCCAAGCAACAAAACCCAGGATTGCAGTAACTCCTATATTTAGCATTTCCATCTCCGACGAGCTGCACAGATACGTTTTTTAGGGGTCTTCTTGCAACTGATGTTATGCATCTTCATCTGACCAGCAGAACGCGAGCAGTACGACTTGCGGCGCTTTGCACGAGATTTGCTAGGCTTGCTCTCAGTCACCGCTGTTTGAAGCTTGCTTCCCGGGTTTTTACGACGATACGCTGCAACACCAGCCTTAGTCATTCCCGCTCCAGATTTAGTGGAGCGGAAATTCTTTTTGTTGCGCTTGGGCATTTTTTTGGGAGTACGAGCCATTACCTACCTCCCAACTGAATAAATACAGTTATTGAAGTATTATTTGGTAAATCGACATAGAGACCGTTGGCGAATATAATGCCATCTCCCGGTATCTCCATACCAAAAGCTCCAGCAGCTTTCTCGTCCACTTCTAAAATAACATCACCAGATGCGGCAGAGTCATTGTCATACAAAATGATGTGCCCAGATGTTCCCGTATCGTGATTTACAATAAAACCTTTTAAACGCCCCCGGCAGTCCGCAAGGACACCGGAAGCGTGTAAGTGTTTCGCAATGACTTCATTGCCAGCCATTAGCCAAAGAATCCTGTGATAGAGTCTACGTTAGTGAGCGTTACATGACACTCATCATCGAAGATCATGCCGTGATCAGGAATGGTGATTTGATTGTCGTCTGATGTATGAAACACCATTGACAACAATGTTGCACCACCGCTCCCGTTCTTAAACACAACGGCGGGTGACCCACTAGAGGCTGTCTTTACATAGAAAGCCTTTAGACGAGTTCTACCACCCTGCAATGTGCCTGTAGCTGTAGCAGTCTTTGCTGTAATAGAAGCAGCCATTGTGCCCTCCTATTAAGCAAGGTTGTTATTCTGCTGGTACAGGATTGTAACACGAACAAGGCCTGCGTTTGTTGCAGCGGAGCCAGTTACAGTCAAACGAATGTCCGCTGTTCCTGTGTCCTGCCACGCCAATGCAGCGCCAGCTTGAGTTGTTGGATACTTGCGACCAGCAGTTGTTCCGATTGCAAACGTGTTGAGAATGGTAGCAGCACCACCAACAGTGTCACCAACACTAAGGTTAGTTGCAGTGTTAGCTGCGGTGATAACATCAATCACACAGTCAATAATTTGAGAGTTTGCTGGGATAACAACGTCAGTTACAGATGCTGCGACTGCACCACCAGAAAGATCTACTGAAAATGTTTGAGCCATAACAACCTGACCGACATTGGCAATGTTAGTGCCAAGTGTTGTGCCTGTTGTGTTCTTAATCGTTCCGGCCTTAATAGGACCAGAGAAAGTAGTTGTAGCCATTTTGTACTCCTGTCGTGGCTAGTGTCAGCCACGCTGTGCGGCTGTCAGGGATAAGTAACTATACAATAAAAAAGGGCGGCATGGAAGCCGCCCTCTAGTTTCTTTGTGCCTACAGTTATGCTCCGGGTGAACCGAATACACAACGTGGGTCTGAGAAGCCGAAGCTGTAACGCTCACGAGCCTTGAACCGCATGTTACCAGTGTCGAAGTCTGGATCCATGTTGGTTGACAGAGCTGTACGCTCAAAGTGCTTCAGACCGTTAGGTGCATCAGTCTTGATGAAGAATGCATCTGTATCGGTCAGGTAGTCGTTGACTACATAGCCTTCAGGCAGCATGCCCATTGACTTCAGCGCGTTCACGTCGTTGTCGGCTGTTCCAACACGGAGGTTAGAAACCAACAGACGCTCTGCAACGAATTGCAGTTGACGTGGAACAATCAGCTTCATGCCGCGAAGAGCAATGATGAGGCCACGCTCGTCAACGAAACCAGCGATGCTGATAAGAGCGTCTTCAAGTGAAGTCTCATTAAGGTCTGAGGCAGTTGCTGGCTCGTTTGAGAACGTGCCACCGCTTGTGAGCGGGTGGTTTGTCGCCATAAGAGCTACACCGTCACCACCAGCAAATGCGCCAGCGGAGAAGCCATTGTTGAGGACAGAAGCAGCCTTAACCTGCTTGGTGTGTGCCATAGAACGAGCAAGAGCGCGTGTATAGCGGGCACCAAGACGGTCATAAAGGTTATCTTCGATAGCCTCTTCCGTGATTGAAAAGCCCATTGCGATGGTCTCGTGGTTATACCGTGCGGTATACGCCTCATTTGCATCGTCATAGGAGATTCCAGAACCCTCGTTTTTCACAGGGGCTGCACCGAAACCTGACAGCATGACCTCTTCTTCAAACGCCCGGTCTGATGACTCGGTGTCAAAGATCTCAGCATGCTGACCTTCGTAGCGGTTGTATTCCATACCAAAGAGGGCGTTGAGGCCTGGTTCTAGTTCTTTGGCGAGTTGTGCGCGAGAAATAGCCATTGTCTAGCCTCCCTATGAAATTGCCGCTTCAGAATCGGCCTGAAGCAGTGCGTGGTTGTTGAACATCACAATCACAGGCAGACCAGCAGCAGCGTAGTCTTCGTTGTCTGCATCATCCTGAATACCTACAATCTTCAGAGGAAGTGAAGTATTGGATGAATCCAACGTAGCTACGTCCAACTGGGCGTTGGAAATACCTGTTGTTGTGCTTCCGCCTGCGCCGCTATTGAACATTGTGCTTTCAAAAATAGCTGCTTCAGCAGTTGCCTGATCCGTGAAAGAAGCGTCTGTGCAAATTACAAAACGCTGAAGCGGGTTGTCGTACACAAATCCGATAATATCGAAGTTTGTGTCCGCACCTGATCCAGGCCAGTAGTTTGAAAAGACCTTTTTCCCTGTTGACGAAGATACATACTCACAACCAGCGAAAACGCCAACAAATGCTACAGTGTCCCCGGAAGCAGAACCAATGGCGATTGAACCGCCATTAACAGCTTTTACCGCAGAACCCTGATAGATTGCCGACGCATCACTGGCGATCAAGTATGCATTAGTACCGCCTGTAGCTGGTGTGCTACCTGCGTTATTAATCGGCTTCATGCCGAATGCAACATTGACGTTTGCCATAATGCTACCTTTCTCTCTAAGTTAGGTGGTTACTTACCACCAAAAGATACACGACTTTGCCTATCATTATGGATGGGCATAGAGGGATGTTGTTCCCTCATTAGGTTCTCATCAACGGCCTTGATTTGGTTGCGGGTCTGCTCCCGAAAATATTCAGTTCTTTCCTCTACCGTTTCTTCAGGAATACGGCACAGCATTAGTCCGCCGACACCAATAATTCCTGCATTCTTACCCTCTTCAAGCACTGGGTAACGATCCATTTCGTCAGGATATTCATCTGCACGAACTGGCTCCCATCCCTCACGCATCTTTGAGTGTACATTTGTTTTATCATCCTCACCACGAATGGCAGTTCTGATCCAACGATGCTTGTACCCTGCTGGTGGTTCTGGTGCTTCCAGCTTTGAAGGTGGTGCCCAAGGCTTGCGCCGTTGGGTGTTTGCGCGACTCTTTGATTCGCGTGTAGTTCTTTCAGCCATTTTCTACTCCTTTACATACTTTGCATATTCTTCAAGCGGAACATTCAGTCGTTTCGCAATGGCAATCTGCGAAGGAGACAGTTTGACTGTTCTGCGCCCCTTTGGTGACGACGACTTTGACGCCGTGGACTCAGCAGAAGCGACTCTGGGTCCAGAGTCACGTTTTGTCTCCTTGAACTTGTGTGGAAACTCAACGCGAACTCGTTTGTCAAGCTCAGTATAATACTCATCTGAGGTTGGGTCAAATCCTTCATCCTCAATTAATTGCCTATGTATGCCAAAAGCAGCATAGGTCATTGTTTGATCAGTACCGAACCATTCGTTGTTTTTTGCCCAAGACTCCGCTTTTGGATCTGGCTGGGCTTGCTGCTGCGGTGCAGGCTGCTGCGCGACTTCTTGCGCCGGCTGTTCAGCCCTCTCTTCATTACGCCGCTTTGCTTCTGCATACCTAGCCTGTTCTAGGGCAAGTTGACTAATCTTTTGCTGGGCCTCAAACATGGCATCCGCGTCACCGTCTTCATAGGCTTTGCGGTATGATTCCTTGGCTGTCGTGACCTCGGACTCCAGTCTGCTGCCAAACTCACCAACATACGACTGATCAAGCTTATCAAGTCGTGACTTGAGTTCGTCGTTCTGCTTTTTTACAGCCTCGGCGTACTCCAAAGCAGCTTGTCGCTGTCTCTCTTCTTCCCGAAAGCGGTTGGTAAGTTTACTAATTCTACGCTGGACAGAATCAGAATACTGCTCAAGCTCATCATCTTCAGAAGCTGCGGTTTCCTGCTCTGCGGTTTCCTCTGCTGGAGCAGCCTCTTGCTGCTCCTCTTCCTGTTCAGCCTCTACGACCTCTAGTTCTTCTTCTTTCTCAGCAAGATTGTTTTGCATACTAAGCTCCGTATGTCTTTATGTCGTCTGGATCGACAATAGTTGCAATGACCTCATCGTCATTGATAATACGAACCTCGCCGCCTTCAATATTAAAACGAGATCCAGCGTAGCGACCAATACAAATCCAATCACCTTCCTTGCACCAAGGCTCGGAATCAGGACCAAATTTGTCTTGATCTTTGTAGGCAAGCGGCCCGACCTTAACCACATAGGCTACCATTGTGCCCCGTGCTTCTCGGTCTTTGGCTTGATCCGGCACATAAACACCACCTTCAGTCTTGTCTTTACCTGCATACGGCATAACAAGAATGCGCCAGCCTGTGGGTTGCGGCACACGTTCTGTGATAGGTTTATTTTTTGCTAGTTGTTCAGCTTCTTTTTTGGCTTGCTGTTGCCGTATTATGTGGTCAGGAACGAATAGAGTCTTCGTCATAGTTTACCTTTTTTAGCAGGGTTTGGAGTTCATCTAATGCGTAGGTGAGTCCCTGAATCTCACCAACCATTGCGCGGTATTGTCCGATATCGGATGCACTGCCGCTTGTCACGGAAATGCTAATATCGTCCACACGAGTTTGCAAGGCTTTACGATACCTTGATAAAAATTGTATTACGTCCATTGTTACCCGTTACAGTCACAGTTATCGTGATCACAGTCACAAGGCATGTCAGTCATTGGACCGCCTTCCTCCCATGCGTCACAACTGTTCCTAGCACTACACATGAACTTTAGCAACTGGCAGTAACCTACTTCACCGCTGTCGTTCTTCATGCACTGCTGCATGTGGTCAGTGACGTTAAAAACCGCACAAGTTCCGCAGCTTTCCTCCGGGTTCACCGCCGGTCCATACTGATGGTCCTTAATCGCCATCCTCTGGTTTTCTTCGTTGGTTTCGATATCCTGCGTGGCAACCGGGCATGCATCTTTCATCATGTCAACGGGCATGCCATCCTGAATTTCTTTAGCTAGGTCCAGACCGTCAGGGATAAGTTTTATTTCTATTTTCATTAATCTACGCTCCCGAATTGTTGAGCTTGACGTAACAGATCTCCTCCTGGACCCGGCTTCGTAATGATATCTGTTATTATCGGGTTATTTATGTTGTCGATACCTACTGACTCAATTGCTTCAAACTGGTCTCTAAATATTCTACCATCTGGACTTCTGTAAGTAGCGCCTTGAGCTTCTCTATCCATTGGAACCCCTGAGCCTGTTTGAGCGGGGCCATCAAAATAGGTATATGGCGTTAACGCATCAGACCCGTAGACAGTATTCCCAAACTTAGGATCAAAGGCCATGCGAGTATTCTCTGCTGGTGCTGTCTGATCTTGGCCCGCTTGGAAAAACTGTTTTGCGCCCTCTACCATTGGGTTTATCTTCGGCTTTACATCACCATATGTAATACCACCTGTAAGTGGCTTCAACATGTTGCTAAACATCCCGCTAAACATCCCGCTTGATCCTGTGAAATCTTCACTGGCTGGATCAAGTGTGGGGTCGTAAAACTCTGTGCCTTGGATTGCCAATGGATCTTTTCTCAGCGCACCAGCAAGTAATCCAACAGGTGTCCCCGCAGCGAGTATACTAAATATGCCTCGGCTTGCCATTTCCTGCCCAGACATGGGTCTGCGCTGCGCAGCTACCATACCACTGCTGGTCATGTCCCCCGCAGATAGACCTTCGCGGAGCTGTCCAGTGGCTGCATCGCCACCAACACGACGGCCCAATACATTTACAGATGCATATGGGTTCATAAACCTGTCATAGGCCAGACGGTTCAAGTTTGCAATTCCGGCTGACCCACCGGGGATATTGTTCGCATAGCTTATATTCTTTGGGTCAATACCGAAGACTCGGCTAAAAAAACCTTCGTTTCCGTATGGATTTGTTTCGGTTTTTCCTGTGTTAGAAAGAAAATTTTGAAAGCCTTCGCTTTGAGTAACACTACCAGTGCCCGGAATGCTGGACGGTGAAGGCCTATCCTGATTACCTCCACCAAAGTCTTTGTTACCAACATTGGCACCAGAGTCCACCGATACTTGGCGTTGGCGTTCTTTTCTTCCTGGCGGAGCCATTATTTTGTCCCCGAAAATTTGCCGCCTTTAATGGCTGCGCCCATACCACGACAAGACATGTACTTACCGTCTCCGGCTTCTACATATGTACCCATAGCAGCCTCACGAGTCTCTACATCTGTCTGACCAGGATTCTTTCTCTCGTTCCGATCACCAGGATTAGGACGGCCCTTCTTCTTGTACATCTTAGAGTTTTCTCTACGCGCCCTAGCCTCTGGAGGTAGCGGACGGGGCGGGGTTACTTTTTCTTTCATTTCTGACATGTGTCTCTCCAAAACTTGTGAGCCGCCGTCGTTACGACGCCGTCCTTCATTTATAAGCTTTTTTGCCCCTGCCGTCGAGACACCAATGTCTCTGCCAAACTGTGCTGCTCTAGGTCTAGCCATTTCCTTTTTCCTTTTCGTGGCCCAACCACACAGCAAATGCGCCGGTCATGGCTCCTGTCACTACACTAACTAAGCCTGCCTGCGCTGGTGTAGGGTCTGGCAATGTCATAAACCACTCCACTACCCGCCAAGCCGATATTGACATCATAATCATCATCAAGCGGGGTAATATCTTCCACTTGAGAAACCTTTCCATTGTCACGTCTGCCACGATTAATCCTCGCTTGCTCTTCTGTCGTCCGCTCGTGTAAGCCCCATTTCGCCATTATTTCTTCCCGAAGAATTTAGTCGCGCTACGAACTCCAAAAGAAGCGGCAACGATAACTCCCAAGGAATATTGATACCATTCAGGCATCGCATTGAGTTGTGCGAATCCGTTTGCAACTACTTCCTCCATGCCCGGAATGAAGGCTAAAATAAGCGGGATCGAAAACAAAATAGTAAGCCATTCGTCTTTCCACGAAGACTGACTACCCTTTGCCATCTCAAGATCCCAGTCAATCTCCCCAGTGGCTTTTTTCTGCATGACCACAGCTTCAGCCTGCGCCTTGGCAACCTTAGTTGCGGACTCAGCCTTCTTCTCTTCTACCTTGCCGTTGAGCCATGTACCGGCAAGGTTCGCTATTGGACCTATGAACGCCTGTATCATTTTCTTCCTGACAGTGCCGCCTGTGTGTTAATGCGGTATATGTTGACATCGTTTCTGTCGCCAGCAATCTCTTCCTGAAGCTGCATACGCTGCTGGGCAAGATTGAATGCCTGCTGCATCTTGGCCTGATCGATCTGAAAGTCCATAGCGTCGTTCTGCATTTTACGCTGGATTTCCATCGTATCGTTCTGCAACTCCTGCTGGCGAATCCCGACCAGCGGATCTTGCTGCTGGGCTGGCTGAATCATTGGCATGATCTCTTTCATAATCTCACCAACCTGCTGTGCAACGGCTGACTCAATCACTGCTGGGTCAATCGTAGGCACTGGCTCTCCAGCCTGCTGTGCTTGCTGCTGCGCGTTGGTAAAGAACGCTGCAACCTGATCTCTCGCCAAGAATGACACATGCTCTTGGACGTGAGCCTGCAACAGCAAGAAGCCTTGTGGATTTGCTGTAGCCACTGGTGAGGACAAGAACATGGCATGCGCCGCAATGTGCGACTCGTGGTCCTGCTGTGGGAATGCCTGTGTTGGCTTGCCCTTTACAGCATTTGCGTTCTCGGTTGCCGGATCAATAGGTTGTGGCGGCTGTGGTGCCGGCAGGATGCTATCAATGTTCTTAACATCCAGCGCATCATACATCCGACGATATGCCTCGTACATGTTATGCATCTGCGGAGCAGCTTGCGCCAACTGCAACTGTGTCTGCGCCAAAGACAGGCGCTGAGACATAGAGAAAATGGACGGATCACTAACAGGCAGAATATCCACACGCCCGTCGAAGTCCTGTGCCATGATCTCAGGCGGCACATTCACACCCACAAAGTATGGGTACGGCATTGGGTTATCTGCGAAGATCTCTGCCAGCAGCCGGAACTCCTGCTTCTGCCCATAATGCAGCCGCTTGTGGATACTGGAGATAATCTTTGAGCCTTGCTCAATCAGTGCAACCGTTGTTCCCACTGGCGCTTGAGAATTGACATCTGCGATTTTTGCATCTGCAACTTGTGCAAATCTTCTGCCGGAATCAACAATAACCCCGAGGAGTTGAGCAAGTGTGCCAGAAGGCTCCTTATAAGGGAGGGGCATAAGAGCGTTGCGAAGATCGCCACCGGGAGCATCAATGTCACGAAACTCGCCAGGAGCAAGCGGCTCATCGTCGTTACGGATACGGACACCACGAGCCTTGAAACCCGCTGGAAGATTGGAAAGCGTTCCAGCATCGATAAGTTGTCTGAGGATTGATGTCGCTGCACGAGAGAGACCTCCTATAGTATGAAGAAGACCAAAGCCGTAAAACCCGAACCCAGGCAAAAACTTATAATGCACGAAGTATTGTCTCTTGCGGCGGAGTGGATCTGTCTCCCGGAAGTTTCTAACCACTGAAAGAATCTTGCCTGACCCCTCATCCAGTGTGACGATATAAGGAAGCTTAACTCCCGTGGGTTCACCTTCTGCATCAACGTCTTCAAAACCGTCAAGGTCAAGTTCTGTGTGACACTCCAACAATGTGAACACATCGTCCCCATACGTTGGGCGAACCCCTTGAAGCTCGTTCTCAGTCTCTTTAATTGGTCCTGGATCATCTTCATCTTCTCCCTGCAACTCAATGTCCCGGTAAACACCTGAGACCTGCATCTTGCGAAGTTCGTTCTCCGTCATGCGTACTACATGAGTTACCCGCTCTGCCGTGTTCAAATCACTGGCAGCATACGGGACAATCAGATCTTCCGCTGGTACGAACTTAGACACAGCCCGCTGTTTGGCGGGATCGAAGTATGTCTTCTTAAATGTGGAACCTGTCAGCGGTAAATAAAAGAGCATCTGATCCGTATCAGGATCGTACTCGTCCATAACCTCTGTAAGCTGGTAATTCATAAAGTCACTTACACGCTGCGCCTGATCTTCAGTCTGCGGTGTAGGTGTGCCAACAACTTGCCCCTTTACAGGACCACCTGCCGGCAGCATTTCTTTGTAAGCCTGCGCCTGAAACTGCGTAACAGCCTCACTGAGCAGCGGATGGTGAACGCCACTAGCACCCAAGAATGGTGCAGTGCGCTCCTCGTAGTTTACACCAAGAAGTCGTAGACCCTTGGAGATAGCTTCTTCCCAATCCTCACGAGATTCTTTGTCGCTCTCAACCCTGTCACGCAAGTCAGAGGACAACGAACCAAGGACCGAATCATCTAAGACCTCCGCCAGATTGGCGTTGTGGTCGTACATCTCAGCTTGGACCTCGACCATCTCTTCCATGCCCGCAAGCTCTATGCCATCAGGCAGACCCTCCTCCATAGGAAGCTCGACTTGCATCTCTTGAGGCATGACTTCTGACGGACCGCCAGC